GAATATCTTTAATCGGTTTTCTTCTTCAATCTTCTCCCATATTTCAAATTCGTCCGCTATTTTGTTTTCTGTTTTCTCCCATCTAGATAAAGGCTCTACTTTTGAGTATGAATTTATACCATAAGCCACGCTTACATACACTCCATTATCAAAATGATATTCAGTACGATGAGAACCTCTCGATTGGTATAATTGTATTATTTCAGATTTCTTCGATTCTTCCATTATTTTTTCTCCTTTTCTTTTTCTATTTTTTCTCTAAATGTCTCATACATTTGTTCAATCCATCTTTCTGTATACGGCATTCCATTAATCTTGTCTAGCTTTTTTTTCCAATAATATAACTGGTCTCTTAAATAATCTATATATTTTCTAGCCATTAATAATCTCCTTCTAAATATTCTTTAGCGTGTTCCTTGTCATCAAAATATTCTGTATCTTCAACATCATTTTCTGTATGGTATCCCACCTCATATTTCCAACCCTCTATCATAGAATTATAATCATCATTTTTATCTGCAATTTCACTCCAAAACTTAGTTATTTTCCATTTACCTTTGTTCATTTTTCTTCCTCCTCATCTTCCCATTCGCACATACAATCTTCATCTTCTTCTTCGCATTCTTCACATGCCTCTACCTCATATTCTTCTACAAATATTTCTTCTCCGCTCCATACCCAATCCATACAATAGCTATTCCAACATTCTATATCTCCGCATATTGCCGTATCACTTGCATATGCCCATTTTATCTCTGTTTCTTCTGGGGTGGCTCCACAATATTCACATTCCGCGTCCCATCTCTTTTTTGTTATTGTTATTTTATTTCTCATTAGCCTTTCCTCCACCATAAATATATAATTTGTTCTAATCTGTCCATGCTCTGATTTACTATGTCAAATTCCTCTTTTGATTCTAAATAATATCCGTTCATCAGAGAGGGGGTTATTTTTGCAATTTCTCTTATCTCATCTTTTGCAAATCTAAATCTATCTAATATTTCTAATCGTTCATCTGAGTTCATATCGATATCCTTTAACCATTTTTTATGTTCTTCTTTTTCTTTATTCATCTTCTCCCTCCACTAAATCTCTAGCCCATCCATGATATTCTATTTCTTTTATTTGCTCTAAATCTCGATATCCAGTACGGCTATATAGTATCGATTCTAAACTCTCTAAATTTGTGCCGTTAATTGAGCATACGAGCCCGATTTCTTTTTCTGTAGCTATTCCATAGTCTACTAAATAATCGTACAATTCTTCTTCTTTTTTATTCATTTTATTTTCTCCTTTTTTCTTCACTAAATCCATCGATGAATGTTGATTCCAATTGCCCAATAAACAATACAAGGTCAAATTTGTAGTTTTTAGGCATTTTATTTATCAAATCATCTAATCGTTCATTTTGCTCTTTTTCGTTTCTAAATGAAGCGAATAATCTTGTTTTATTTTCTTTTACTTTTTCTGTTACATCTTCCGTTTTTATAGCTTTTCCATTTTCATCATTTGTAATCTCATAAGCGCCATCTAATACCCATTTATCTTCTTTTTTATTTTTCATCGTTTACCTCTTTTTTTTAATTAAAAATATAGCCAAGTATCAAATAAGGGGTAACACTTTTGAAAACAAGACACTTTCCCTTTGTCCAACCTCACGGCTACGGCTCTCTACTTGACTATTAAATTTGTTTATTATCATATAAGTTGATTTTTTATTTTAAAAGTTTGCTATCATAAATTCTTGTTCCACATCTATAACAATAAAGACATTTCTTTTTTGTTTCTCTATCTACTTGAATGCCCATCGTTTGACCGCAGTGCGTTTTTTCGCCTTCGTAGCCTATGTGTATAAATTTGTAATCTTCTTTTGCATTCATAATTAATATAAAAAAACCCAGCCAAATTAATGACTGGGCTTTAGTCCCTTTGTTTATTGTTGTGTTGTTGTGTTGTATGTGTCTTTCTTTGCCGTTGTTTTCTTAGCCGGTGTTTTCTTAACTGGTTCCTCTGTTTCTTCATCATGACAATTTAAATCACTTTCTAAATCGTCAAGTGATTGTCTAGCCTCATATACACCATCTAATTCACTACCAATATATTCTAAACTATCGATAGCACTTGAGATATCACTATAAACGTTTTCAAATTCACTTTCGACGTCATTAATGCGACCTCTTGCAGTATCTATTGCTTCGATGATTTGTGCTCGGTTGAGCGGTTTGTTTTCTATCATTTCTAATAGGTTTTGAATTACATCTTCTTTTTTTCCACCTAAAAGTCTTACAACATCTTTCAAGGTTTCACTATCTTTTTGTAGGTTGTCTAGATGAGTTAAAAGTTCACTAAAATTCATCTTTTTTCTCCTTTGTTTATTTATTATTTGTTAATTAACAACGATTAAATATATAAATGAAGATAAATAAAAACCTAGATAAATTTGATAAATGTAATAAATAAAATATATAAATAATTGTAGGTACAGGACGAAATAATTATTATATTATATGAGGACGAAACAACAACCAAAAACAAATAAGAGGTAAAAAAAAATGAACAAAGAAAAAATAAAAAATGAACTAGTAGAAATTAATAACGAATTAAACGAGCTTAATCTAGAGTATATAAATAAAAATACAATCTTAGCGCAAGAATTAGCGGAGAAAGATATAGAAATAAGCGAGTTAAAAGAAGAATTAATAGAATCAGTAAGAGTTGATGACAAAAAAAGTGACATGATAGAGGAACTTAACGAAAAAAACACGGCACTTAATAAAAAAATAACTGATTTATATCATAAAATGAGAGATGAAAAAGAAAAATATAATAATCTTGTGGCCGAATGTGCGGAGGTTAAAATAGAATGTGAAGAGTGGGAGCGGGCTAAATATAGAGTTGAAGACATAAAAGACAAGGCACTAGAAATAAATAATATAAAATCCGATGAAAACAAAAAATTAAATCTATTAATTTTAGAATCTAAGGATAAAATAGAAACCATGATAGGCGAAAAGCAAGAAGACGAGCGAAGACGCGTAAACGCTATTGTTAAATATAATCGCCTCAAATCGTCAATAAAAAATGAATTTGAGCACATATCTATTAAATTAGAGGAACACGTTGTAGGTGACGCTCTTAGCTATCTCGGCGCTTGTGATGGTAGAATTGATATTGAACATGTAGAACGCTTTGCAAAATATAGCGAAGATGTAGCAGTATATAGATGTTTAGAAGGTATTATTAAATCTGATAACTTAAAAAATAAGTAGAATAAAAAAAGGGAGTAAATAACATGGCGCAACAATCAACAATCGGAACACATAAAACAAATAAAGTAAGAGTAGATAATAAATTAATGGTAGTATATCATAGCACGCCAGTAGTACAGATAACCAATAATAGATACGTTAAATTAAATACTGGCGGTTGGTATACTAGCACAACGAAAGTGCGAATGAATCAAGCCAGTAATGAATATGGTCTAGGTTTCAGAGTGTACCAGAAAGACTTTGACTGGTTCGTAGAAGTTGGTAATAATACTTATGAATACTATGATAATATTATTATAGATATAGATAATGGAGTTATAGTTAAAGACTAATAATTCGTCCGTAATACCTCAACAACCCACCAATAAAAGCGCCCTCTATTATGGAGGGCGTTCCTTTTTCGATAAATATTAAGTCAATCAGTAACAAATCAATCTAGATTATAATATAATTCAAATTTTCAACCTAATCGAGGAGGGTATGGGGGAACGAATGGGGGGGGTCTTCATAAAAATAACAGTGACACGCATTCTAATATTATTTTTCAAAATTTGGACTTTTCCGTAAAAGAGGTATTATTGTGCTTTACTATATATAGTAATATTATATTTTATAATGCTCTTTTGGTGAGTTTTGTTTTGTTTTGGATAGAGGATATTATCCCCTTGTATTAAAAGAAGATAAGTCCTCTACCCTCTACGGTTTTTATCTGCTCTTCTGGAGCCGTTCCGCTTCATTGGATACACTTTTCAGTGCGGGTAACATAATTATAGCGACTCAGTTACCTTCGGATTGTCTATGGCTGTGCTATTCATCCCCTTCTAGTAGCCATTTTGCTTTGCTGTACCCTAGAAGTCTTTAGCCAACCAATACAGCGGAGTAAATATAGATATAATAATTTTCTAATGCAATAAATATTTTTATTTTGTATATTATTTTATGGAATTTAAAAAAATCAAAGGAAAAGAACACCGATTATACGATAATATGGCCGAATTTATGGCTTTTAACAAAAAGTTAGCTGTTTCAGGTGATTGGAGGCGGGGCAAGGAAGGAGATTGGGTATATACTGACGATTTATGCGTTTGTCAGGTACTTAGAGTATTTTATGTAACAGTACCATCTAGTGGAAAGCGCCAGAAATGTATACGTACGGTATGTGGTTCGTTCGTTGTGGGCCAGAAAAACGTTAAAATGCTAGGTGAATACGGAGTTGCCGACAATATATACACATTTTCAGGAAATTACGACTCTATTAACAAAATTAGAGATACAAAGGTTTCATCAAAAAAATTACTATTTGCACAATACGTAGCTGCAGGGATGGATTTAAGTCAGGCATATAGCATAGTTTATCCAAAGGCCAAGGACAAACAATACATCAAAACTGCAGCTAACAAATTATTACAACAAAAGAAGGTACAAAAGATGGTTAAGGAAGAAATTAAGGAAATTCTTAATTCTGAGGGCGTAACGCCTGAGTATATTATACAGAAATACAAAGATATAGCCGATATCTCTGATAGGGACACTGATAGGCTGCGCTCTTTAGATGCGCTTGCTAAGATGTCAGGATTGTTTGATACAGAGAAAAAACAAGAACAACTAACCGTTTGGGCTGGATTTACGCCTGAACAGCTGGAGGCTATTAAAAGTGAAAAGTCAGAGCAGAACGTACTCGCCCACGCAGAAAAAGAACAATAACATAGATGATGATAGATGTCCTGTATGTAATCAGGACTTATATTTTAATGAAGTAGTAACCCAAAAAATAGGTATTGTCGACAATAATGGCGATATTAATGAATGGAAATGCCCATTTTGCGATTCAGAGTTTGATTTAGACGATAATATTTTGTATATTTATGGGTCGGAAAGCGATAGTGGTTTAGCTTAAATAAAATTGAAGGACCTATGAGGAAAACGTGAATGGATAAAGAATTTGATAAAATCCCAGTTAGGGACGCTAGAAATAGGAATTTACCAAAATTTGACGAGGGTGGTAGAACTCCTGCATGGCAGCGTT